TAAGGTGATGAGAGTTTGAAGGCCGGGCGCCCGCGCGGTTCAAGCGCGCGGTCCCGTTTGCTTTCGTTAGGCGGCTACGCGGCAGCCCAATTCCGGATACAGCATTGCCAATCCGTACAGGACATCGAGACGGCACGGGATCGCGTCGTTATTGATGGTGTACTGACGAACCACGCGAATGCTGAGGCCGATTTCTTCGTCACTGGCACGCCCGGCGAAGTGAACGCCGTCGGGCAATTCCAGATCGGCGACCGCAAGCGTCAGGCAATTCTTGTGCATGACGATGTTTTGCGGGCTGACTACGCCAGCGGCAGATGCGGCCGCAGAGAACGGGGTCACAAGCGCGGTCGAAGACGGGCTGGCCGTTACGTTCTGGAACTGGCCGCCGTAGATCAGCGCGGGGCTGACGGTAACGGCAGTTGCGGTCGTGAACGGTGCAGTCGTCGCGGTGATAACGAAGTTGCGCAGCTTGTTCGAACCATACGCTTGACGGTTTTGCGGGTTAACCGCATACACGCCCGCGATTTGGATCGTGTCGCCAGCGTTCAAGGTCAGCGTTTGGGAAGCGACCAGCGTCAGGGTAGACGTGGAAGCCCAACCAGTCGCGAGACCTTGACCAGCGGCCGACACAGTCAGCGAACCGGCGGTCGAGGAATACGAACCGAAGGTATGCGACACGATGTTCTGGTCTTGAAACCAGTCCATCCCGGCGCTATCGCGGCCCATCAAGCCTTTGCGGAACTGCTCGCTGATCTGCGCTTGCGGCACGAAAAGGCCCTTCAAGCTGTCAACGATCGTCGCACCGGTGAACGGCTCGACGGTGACGGTACGCTGACCATCGCGCGGCGCACCTTCGGCGTCGAGGTAGGCCCCGGCGTTCAGGTAGGTAAGCAAGCCGGTAGGCGGCGTGCCAGCAACGCCGACGATATTGGCGATGCCATTCGCGGCGGTCGTGGTGGCGTCAAAGTCCACCTTGTTCGCGATGGTCGCGATGGCGGGCTTCAGCACTCGATCCGAGAACATATCCAAGGACAACGCAAGGTCTTGCGTGGTAAATTGGGTGTCCACGTGAAACTGGGTTGTCAGTACGACCGGGATCGAAGTCTCGTTGAAGTCTTCGACGTTCAGGGCCGGGCCGGTCGTGCCGATGAAGCGCGCCGGACGGCGGACGTTCACGGTATTACCGATCTTGGCTCCGACGATCGCGAACTGATCTTCGTATGCGCGGTTGACTTGCTTCGTGAAAACGAGTTCGTTTTCCAGCACCATTAGGGCTTCGTTGGTGATCTTGGAAATCGTCAAAAGGGTGTTTGCCATGATGGCTCCGCTTTGGTTGAGAATAGGGGATAACGCAACTACGTGTCCCTACTGCTCAAGCGGAACTAGGCTCGGTTGTTCCCGGATCAACGCCCCGGTTAGCGATTGGCCGTGTTTATCGCCCCGTCGGGCGTTCAATGCAGGCGAATAGTATCACATATTTTTGGTACTGCGGGCTAGGGTCAAAATGCGCTCGTAATCTTCGATTGGATCGAATGACTTGAACGCTTCGACATCGCCTCGAATGTAGCGTCGCCGCTCATCTATGTCGAGCCATGTCACATACGGCGCATAGTCAGGATCGACCGGGCCTTCGCTGATTAGCTCGGTCCCCATCGACAAGACCATGAATGCGCGGACCTTCTCGAACAACGCGCCGTCGTATGCATGACAGTTGATGACGGCGTCCGAGGCTCGCACGGTCGCGTTGCGATCTTCGCCATAGACGGGCCTTTGGACGTAAGCGATCTTCATCCCGGTCGCGTTCAGGTACGCGCGGCGGCGATCGTTCATCGACCCGAAGAACAAGACATCGACCTTCGGTTCGGGGCGCGGAAGATCGAGATACGGCGCATATCCGAAGCGCACGTCGGCCAGCGACACGACCGGGGACCGCGCAAGCAATGCGCGATATTCGTCGGTCAGATCCGCGCCGTCTTGCTCCAAGTCCACGATGACACAATCGTCGCGCTCGAATGGAAATCCTAGATGCGCCCCGAACACGATGTTCGGCGAATCGGTCCGCAAATGGTTGTAATCGATTTGGACCCGCGCTCCCAAGCGCCGGAACATATAGGCGAAGTATGTCGCCGCATCCATCAGCCCGGCCGAATGCTCGTACCCGCGCGGCTTGACGACGCAGATGTTCACGTCGGGCTTGTGGCGACATATCGACGCGCAGAGCGTGCGAATCACGTTGAATTCGGTCCAATTGTGCATCAGGACGGCCGCGCTCGCGCGATATTCGGCGCTGACATCGCTAATGCGCGGCGTGATCGAATTATGCTCGATCCTGATAGGCAGAACGACGCCGCCCCCGGCTTGCAAGCACAGATCCGTCGCCCATAGATGCCAGCCTAACGCCGGGTCGATGTCGATCAGCGCGTCGCGGTGCAGGATGATCGCGCATTCGTCCAGCGTGATCGCGTCCCCGCCGGGAAAATCCCAAGCGTTCCCGCGATCGACGACTTGCCCGACATAGTTGCCATCAACGTCCATCCCGGCGAACCCGATCGGTCGATCATGCGGCGCGTCTTTCAATGCTTCGACAATCGCAAGGCCCGAGCCTTCGGGGAAGAACACGTCCTGATGCGCGTACATGATCCATTCGTACTGCGCGACAGGCTTGGCCGTGTTGAATCCTTGAGAGGCGTTGCCCGCTTCATTGATGGCGATGATTTGTGCCTTGACTTCGGCCAGTCCTGGCGAAGATAGGATGTTCTGTTCAAATTGCCAAGGGCGATTGACGGGGACGATCACGGTGAACATTTGCGGCCTTCCTTATCGCGAGCGCGGCATTGATGCTCGCGATCGTCCAACTTTGAAAACAGGCTTGCGAGCAAGTCCACGACCCGGCAAAACCGTATCTTGCCGGGTGGCCGCAGACTTCGCACACTTGCCTTCGATTTATCATCGGCGTTTCCGGCGCAGCGCGGCGTCGCGCTCGCGTTGCTGACGCTGCAAGAAGCCTTCGCCCGCCTTGGCCCCGATTTCGCTCGGAGTCGGCGGGATTTCCCGATGCTCGGGGATATCGACGCCATTGCGCGCGGGCGCATAGCCCGGCGCGGTTTCGATGAAGGGCGACCAGAACTTCGGGTCGGCGGGCGTCGTGTCGGTTCCGTTGACCGCCGGGCGCTTGTCTTGCTGCACCGATTCAACGGCCTTCGGCCAATAGGCGTTATCGACCGGCGGGACTTCGCTTACGTGCGCGGCCGGAGCCTTGTTCTCGACGTTCGTCGGCTGCGCGGGCGGCCAGCATTCCGTAGCGTTCTGCTCGCGTTCCTGCCGCTCGCGCTCCGCTTCTTCGCCGTGTTTCATCTGCGGCCAACCGGCCGCCGGGGGCGGGGATTGTTCCATCAGTTGATCTTCCCGGCTGCCCGGAGCGCCCGCCATTGCTTCGGCGTCCCGGTGAAGTTGCCATTCGCGTCGAACAGATGTTCGGCCCCGGCGACGGCTGCATTCTCGCCAGTGCCGCTAATCCGGCTTATAGGCTCGGGCGGCTTGGCGCGGCTCGTAGTGGTCATGCCGGGGATTTCGGCGGCTTTACCGGCCTTTGCAGCGGCCGCAGAGGCTTCCTCAGCGGCTTTGGCGTCGGCCTTGGCCTTGGCGTCTTTCTTGACCGCGTCATCCTTTTCGTTCTTTTGCGCGTCGATGTCGTCTTCGATGCGCGCGGCCAGCTTGCCGAACGAAATCAGCGCGCCTTTGAAGTTGCCTTCGTTCGCCATCTTGTTGATGTCGGTCGCGCGCTGCGGGTGTTGGGCCAGCCAATGCAGGATATGCGGGCCGACTTCGGATTCCATCAATTGCGCCTTCAGGAAGTCCGTCACGGGAACCGGGCTGTCGGTCGTGACTTCGTCATAGTCCGGGATGTCCTTGCGGGCCTGAACGACGCGCTTGTTCCAATCGTTCACGACTTGCAAGTTCGCCGCCTCCAAGGCCGCTTTGGCGTCCGCTTTGGCCTTTTCCGCCAATTTCTTCTCGACTTTGAAGTCGGCCAGGGCGTCGGCGTATTCTTCGGCTGTCTTGAAGTCTTCGGCCTTGGGTGCGGGCTTGGCTGCGGCGGCCGCATCCTTGACCGCTTGGGCGGCGTCGATTTGGGCTTGTAGCGCGTCGGCGCGAGCTGTCGCTTCATCGCGCTGGCGTTCGGCTTCCTTGCGGGCGGTCGTCAGCTTGTTGAAGCGTTCGTCAAGGCCGCTTTTCTTCTTGGCGGCGTCAGCTTCTTCATGCAGATCGTCAAGTTCGCCGGGCTTGGCCTTTTTGTCGCCTGCTGCGGCGGCTGCGGCTGCATCTGCGGCGGCCTTGGCCTTGTCGGCTGCGGCGTCGGCTGCGGCGGCGTCGGCTGCGTTGTCGATCCTCTTGCCTGCCGCGATGTACTGGCCGGGCTGCGCCGTGGCCTTGCCTTTGGCCGCGCGAGTAGCATTGAAGTCAACCGTAAACTCGGCGATGTTGTTTTGTGATGGGTCCGTCGATGACGAAGTCATAGTCTTGATTGCCATGTTCATTCCTTGTCGTTAGCGCGGCATCGTGCCGAGCGGATTTTCCCCGAATCGTCGGGTGACGGGGGCGTTTTACGCTGCGCCCGCAGCGGGTTTCGGTGTTGCCTGAATCTGTGCGATGTCGCGCTCGCTTTGGCGTTCCGCCATTGCGTCATCAAGCGCGGCTTGAATGTGAAGATGTTTCGTGTCGATGCCCTTGACCAGCAACGCGACGACGCCCTTCAATTCCTCGACATTCGTCGCCGTCTGCGCCTTCATGCTGATTTCGTGGACCCAAGCCTCGACATCCATCTTCTTGCGATCGGTTTCGGCATCCTGCTTGATCGTCTCACGGTGCGATGCGGCGGCTTCCTTCATGCCTTCGACATCGGCGCGATTCTTCAAGAGCAAGTGTGCGGATTGGAGTTGCTGCGTCAACTGCTGCACGTTCTGCGTCAACTGCTGAATCTTCATTTGGATCGCGGGCGGAACGTCCGACTTTTCGTCGATCTGCGACAACGGGTTCACGGCCGCGAGACGGTCGGCGATGATGTCGGCGCCGGGGAAATCCATGTTCCGGAAGAACAGATCGCCCGCTGTCTGCATCAGTCCATTGCGACCGTCGGCCATTAGCGGCGTCAACGCTTCGACGGCCTCTTGGCGACGGCTGTTGAATCCTGGACCCGTCTCCATTATCACGTCGTAACGTCCGAGCGTCATATCGTTAGCCACGACGCCGGTTTCATCGGCAAGATTCAGCGTCAAGATGTCGGGCTTACCATCGACGCCGATGATGCGCTGAACGCGCTTTTCGCCGTAATAGATCGGAATCCACGACATGATGATTCGCCCGACGTGCTTGATCGACTTCGTCAGGTTGTCATAGCCGTGATAGTTCGACATGTCGTTTTGCTGTTGCTCGGCGTTCAACGCCTTCCCGCTCGCTTGGCCGGGCCGGGTCATCGATGGGTCGAACATGCCCAGCACGCGCTGCAAGTTGTCGTGTGCGTTCTGTGCGGCGGCCATGGCCCCTTCCGGCGGCTGTTCGATGGGCAAACGCTCGGGCGGCGGAACGGGCTGGCCGTCTGGTCCGAGAATCGGGACATAAGTCAGGTACGGATATGAAACCGTGTTCGCGCGTTCCCATTCACGCTCATGACCTTGGACTTGGCCTTCGGCAACTAGCCATTTCGCCTTCGGGGCTAGCGCGACCAGTTCGGCGATCGCGGTATCCCAATAGTTCAGCATACGCTGCGGATCTTTGGCATTGCGGACGATCCCAAACCGGCGCGTGCGGCCGTCGATGAACAGATTTGCGAAGTACACCGGCACGACGGGGATATAGCAACCGGGGATGACGCGCGAGTCCAGTTCTTGTGTCCCGGTGATCTTCGACCAGAGAACGCGGCGCTTCCATGACAGGCGATCGCCCTTTACTTTCAACTGCATGTTTTGCAGGACAGCGGGCGCGGGCAGTTCGTCGTCCCAATGCGTCGAGCCATCGGACAATTGAACGAGCCTTGCCCGCTGTTTGTCAATGCGATAGTACTCGGCGATCCGAATATTGTTCTTGTCGTTCCATTCGCCCATCGCGTCGCCGGCGGCGCGCAGGCTGAACGCGGATAGATCCGCGCCGGGGAATTCGTGCAAGAATTCGTTCTTATCAACAAGGTCCGTGATAATGCATTTCGTCGCGTCGGACCCATCAAGCGCGTGCGAATTGTGATCGAAGTACACCGAGAACGGATTGTCAACGGTGCGAATGAAGATTTCCTGATCCATCGACTTGTCGTCGGCATAGTCGCCGTCAAGCCTGATGTATCCCCAACCCATACGGCATGCGAATTCGAACGCGGTATCGTATGCGTTCGCGGCGTCCGACAGTTCTTCGATATGGCGCGTCAACCCGGTGACGATTTCGGCCTGCTTGGCATTGGCCGCCGTGTTGACGCCATGCGCCTTCATGCGCGGGCGCTGTTGGCGCTGCTGATTGCAAACCTGACGGACGAACGCCTCGGTGACATTGATCGTGAACCACGGCCGCGCTTCAAGGTGGCGCGTGTTCTGCATCTGCGCGGACCATTGCTCGCCGTAGCTGAACCGCAGATCATCGAGCGCGTTCTGCCGATTCGTCGAATCGTAGTCGGCCGACTTGCGCAGGAACCGAATCGCTTCGGCGCAGACATCGTCTTGCCCGGTTTCGGGCGATGCCATTTCGTCGGTTCGGGTGTCTTCGGCCATTGTCAGGCTTCTTATTGTTGGGTAGGGGCGCATGCGGCTGCGCGTTAGCCACGCCCCTTATGATTGCCGCGCTCCGCTTTCAGTATATCACGAACTAGCTTTCAATCCATTGAAGCAGGCCGCACGCGGCGATCGCGCAGTAAAACGCGACCCAACCGGGGACGTGCGGCAGAAAGAACATTTTACGCCCCGCTGGCCGCCGCGACTTCGCTGTCGCTCGGCCGAATGCTGGCCGTCTCGGCGCCGCGCGCCGCCCGCGCTTCCTCGATCGCGTGATGGCCTTCGATCAGCTTTTGCGCAAGGTAGGCCAAGGCGTCAACGTCGAACTTCGTCCGGTGCGACTCGGGCAAAGCCTGCTCGGCCTTCATCACGCGGGCCTGCAAGTTCTTCGTCCGATGGAAGCGGACCCAATTGCCATAGAATTCGCGCAACAGTGTCGCTTCGTCGGGGCCGGACTCGGCTGCACGCTCCAAGACATCGGCGACGTGCTGGCGCTGGCCTTCTAGGTGGATATCCATCATTGCTTTACCTTCCTGATTCTCGGTTGCTCTTGCTCGATCTGCGCCACGCCGCCGTGGCTGTCCTGTAGCGCCTGCTGAATCAGCGACAAGATTGT